TGATCGACGTGCCTCCTGGTCCAGCAGAATATTACGTGATAGGTATCGACTACGGGACATCTAACCCGACGACATTCAACCTCATTGGATACAACAGAAAGCTCTACCCAAACATTTGGCTAGAGAGGGAGTACTACTACGACAGTCGAGCAATGAACCGTCAGAAGACGGACACGGAGTATGTAGAGGACTTGAAGAAGTTCATTCAAGGGAAGGTCATACGATGTATTTACGTAGATCCCAGTGCAGCTAGCTTCAAGCTAGAGATGATGCGCCAGGGTTTGGGAGGTATCATCGATGCGGACAACGACGTTATCAACGGTATCCGGTTCAAGTCTAAGCTTCTGTCAAACGGTACTTACAAGATTTGCAGATGCTGCGCGAACGCGGTACGAGAATTTCAAACATACAGATGGGACGAGAAGATATCGCTTAAGGGCGACGACAAACCCATCAAAGAACATGATCACAGTTTGGACGGCCAGCGGTACGCGCTTTATACGCATTTTCGCAACGTTCTTACCGGAGAGCAGTCAAGCGAAGACCTCGATAAAATCTACGCGGATGTCATGGGAACCCAAACCGAGTTGCCGGACTTCTTCCGTAATTCAGGCGATACTCAACATAACGCACCTCAAATGCCTGCTGTAGGATACTATTGATGAAACAATTAGGTAGTGACAAATTGATAAATAAACAATTAAATATAAGTATTAATACAGAAGAGTTCGAGTGTAGACTAGTTAAACACGGAAAAGTATTTACATCGCTTTACTTGGAAGGTGAGATAATGACGCGAATCTCTCCGAAAACTACGAGTGCCATGCGAATCGACTTCTTTTTGCCATTCGAAAAACCTATCGAGCTAAACGACCCCGATCTTGACGCAAAGATAGAAGAGATGGTGTCAGAACTTAGTGGTGAGATTGGGTGCGTAGGCACGCTGGTTAAAGGAACCTCAACGTTTCGGTTTGAGGACGTGTAAACCACTAAATTTTGTATTATTCTTGTCAAGATTAATGTAGAATACGAGAAAAACAGGAGCAAGGGCATGGTACTAATAAAAAATGTGACGAACGAATCGTATTACACGGAAGGCGATCAGTCTGTCCAGCACATGTTAGACGAAACCTATGCCCAGGCCATCACAATTAACCAGTCCTTTTGGAGCGAAGCTGACATTGACACGCGCTTCAAAGTGGGCGACCAAGCAATGATCGATGATTATTATGGTAATCTCCCGGCATTTCGCCGCAAACAGTTCAACTTTAACCGTATACGTCGAGTTTGTAATCTGATTACAGGGTTTCAGCGCCGTAATCGTAAGAGCACAATTGCTCAACCCGTAGAACACAACGACGATCAAGCCTCCTCACAGTGGTCAAAGCTCCTGTTCCACACAATGAAGGAAGCTAACTGTGATGAAATGATTTCAGAGGCTTTCGAGCATGGTGGTGTGACCACCGGGATGTCTCTCCTCAATACATGGATCGACTACACCAAGGACCCCGAATCTGGTGATATCCGGGTCGATCACGTCCCTTACAATTCCTTCCTGATTGATCCCTACTTCCGCAAGAAAGATCTCTCGGATTGCAATTTCGTCTGGAGGCGTCAGTGGCTGAGCAAAGATGCAGTCAAAGCTATCGCTCCAGTCGACATGGCGGACTATATCGATAGTCTCAGTCCGCGTGGTAACAGAGATGGCAAGTTCCAGTTCATGAGCGAAGCCTACAACTACGGGATGAACAATCTACTGAGCTACGACGAGTACTGGTACCGTGACATGCGAGAAGCTAAGTTCATTGTAGATACCCAGGTTGGTTTGTCTAGAGAGTGGACCGGTGATGATGATCAACTCGCAGCGTTCATGCGTGCCTATCCTCAGATGGACGTTCGCACAACACTGGTGCCGACAGTCAAGCTAGCTATCTGTGTGGAAGGTCAGACCATCTATCATGGTAAGAACCCTCTCAACATCGACCGTTACCCCTTCGTCCCCTTCCTGGGATACTACGAGCCTAACATCCCTTACTTTCCCTGGCGTGTACAGGGAGTTGTACGAAATCTTCGTGATGCTCAATTCCTCTACAACCGAAGAAAGATCATTGAGCTAGACATCCTTGAAAGCCAGGTCAATAGCGGTTTCAAGTACAAGCCAACAAGCATGGTCAACCCTCGTGACATCTACATGGAGGGTCAGGGTAAGGGCATAGCCTTGAAACAAGAGGCGGACATGAATGATGTGCAGGAGATCCAGCCCGCACAGGTTCCACCGTCCATGATTCAGTTATCAGAGCTCCTGGGTAAAGAGATCCAAGAAATTAGCGGTGTCAACGAGGAGCTGCTCGGTTCAGCAGACGATGATAAGGCAGGCATCCTGTCGATGCTACGCCAAGGTGCTGGCCTCACTACGTTGCAAGTTCTTTTCGATCAGCTTGACGCCTCACAAAAGCTATTGGGGGAGACATTCCTTGAGTTGGTACAGAAGAACTACACGTATGGAAAAGTGGCTAGAATCCTTGGGGAAGACCCAGTGCCAGAGTTTCAGGATAAGGTGTGGCTTAACTATGATGTACGCATTGAAGAGGGCGTTAATACGAGCACACAGCGTCAAATGCAGTTTGGTCAACTACTACATCTACGTGAGATGGGGCTTCCCATTCCCACGAAAACCATTCTTAAAGCAGCCACGCTCCAGGATAAAGAAGATCTTATCAAGGATATCGAGGAGCAGGAAAAACAAGAAGCTGAGCAGCAACAGCAGCAAATGCAGCAGCAGCTCAAGGTTCTCGAAGCTCAAATCCAAGATCTTGAGGCCAAGGCCGCAGCCAACTACGGATTGGGAATAGAGCGAGCGTCTCGCCAGAACGAGAACGCCGAGCTAGCCGTTGAGCGTAGAGCAAAGGCAATCGAAGACATATCAGACGCACGTTTGAATAGGGCTAAGACTCTGTCTGAGCTACAAGACATCGATCTTAACCAGATTCAGAAGCTATTGCAGCTAGCAGAGATGCTAAAAGCAACAGAGATGGACGCTCAGGAAGCAGAGGACGCCGTCTCTAATGATGAGATCACACCAAAAGGACAGAGGGCACCAGCGATCAACCTATCGCCGTTGCAGCCATTGTCGTGAAAAGCTTCCTCTAGGTTCTAGGGGTTTTTAACCTGGGAGTAGCATCCCGTTTTACCAAGGAGTAACAAATGGCTAAATACTACGGTGACAAGAAGAGCTCAATGGCTCCAAAGAGCAAAGGATTCGCTAACCTTCCTGCCGAGAAGGTCATGAAAGAGTATCCTAAAGCTGAGTACGGTGGTCCAGAAGACTACAATGACTCACGTGAGGGTCTAGACATGTTGTCTAAGGACAATCACAAGCAGATGATGAAAAAACGTGGCGGACGCTACTAAACGTAGGAGTTCACCATGGGTAAGCAAAAAGCTATGGGGCTACCGGCTTTCAAGAGCGGCGACGAATATGGACGACAGTACATGGTTCCAGCCTCCAAGGAGATGAAGGACGCAATGGCGCAGCATGAGCAGCACCATTACCCTGAGTCTCGTCTTGATAGCAAGACAGTCCCATATTCAGTGATGGACGCCAATCATAAAGGGCGTCGCTAAACGTTGAGCCTCGATCGTGCACTCATGGTCGGGGCTCTTTTTGGAGAAAATACTATGACAAAAAGAAGAAAGACTGTTGGTCAAGAGGCAGTCAAGCGATTGGAAACCAAGGATACCAAGCAAGGTATCGTTGATACAGAGAGAGAGGCTAACAAAGAGTACATTGGAGAGATCCAGAAGTGCGTGAATGCTCACAAATCGTGGGATGAACCGTTCTATGTGGTGGTTCATCAGAAGAAGGAGCAGCTCCTAGAGAACGTGATACGCCGCTACTTTCTTGCTAGGCAAAGTTTGCCTACTCCACAATGGGACCAAGACGTGTGGCGCTACGATCCGAAGACCGGCAACCTTGAATATCTATGGTCTCTACCCGACGAAAACACAGCGAAATGGATGGCTGGGAACCCAGGGGATATACACCCAGAGCAGCACCAATTATTACGCTTCGTCCTTGACTTTTTGGACAAGAAGCTTTATCGTTTCTATCATACTAAGTACCATAAAGGGGAAAAAGAATGCAGAGACTTATCGGAATCGCCCTATGCGGATGTTTGCTCCAAAGCTGCACAGGATTGTTCGAATGCAAAGTTGGAGGCGGAATCCGCCAAGAGCACAAAGCTAATAACGAGCGTGTAGGTCAGGCGTACGAAGACTCGTGTAAAGCTGCTTTACAAGCGGGGAATCTACGATGACCGAAGAGAAGAAGCCTCGCTCTATTCGCCTGTTTTATGGTGGTCCCAACGACTTTTGGTACGGATGGGTCAGTGTCTTTCA